TTGAAATCTGGTATGAAACGACGAACAGATAAGAAACGATCTCCTTCTGTGCCTTGGCCTTCTAAATCAAAGTCATACGACTTTACGAAAGAACTAATCGCGGTGCTCGATCCGTCAGTATTGATTTGATTGTTACCAATTTCATGTTCGAAATAAGTTGTACCACCTAGTCCTGTAACACCTTGTATTGTTGGAAAAGTTCCTGTGTCACTAGATGAATAAGATGTTGCATAAGGTTTAGGGTATATTTTAGCATCCATCCACGAAGTACGGCCTTCTGTGCTAGTATACCAAATACCACCAGGGACCTGTGATCCCATAGACTCTAAGTAATTGTATGCAACCAACCTATCGTTAAAGCTTTCACCTGATGAAGGATACCACCAGATAATCTCTGTAAATAAATTGTTGACACCTGCCGTAATCTGTTGTCCTTTGGTTAAATCAATATCGTCATAAACAAAGTCTTCAACAGAACAAGGTAATGATTTGACTGTACCGTCAAAGAGAAAGAATCCATTATTACTCATCCAATAGGCAACACCGTCTACCTCGACAGCCGCATTCTTACCTATCAAACCACAGTTTGTACCCACTTGCTCAAAGCCAAAGGTAAAAGGTGCACCAATAAACTTCATGGTATACAAAGCTGTATCAGTCCATATTAAGATTGTTTCTTTTGCTTTGAGAGCTCCAATAATTTTAGTGCCGTCTTGTAATCTCTGTGTGCCTGCAGCATTGACAGCAGAAGGTGCAAAAGTATTGATGTCTTCTTGATCTGAGAATCTGATAAACATATCATCCTGTGTGCTAGTTGTTCCTATCGTTGTCTCTGTTCCAAAGTGTATTAAGTGTCTTGTAGTAGGTGATATCAGTGTAGCTCTTGATGCAGTTGGATTATTAGAAGTAGAAAAGCTAGAAGTGCTTGTTGATGCTCTATTGGATGTTGCGCTTGTAGCTCCAGCGTTCCATGTAAAAGTTTTTCCGTTTGCAACAGTAGCGACTAACACTTGACCGAAGTTGTCTAGGGACCAAAGACCTGGTTCTAGTTCTACTTGATCTGCTTTGACAGCCACGCCCCAACCACCAAAGTCTGATGCGTCGGTTGCTGTAGCACCATTACTATGTGTTGCTGCGGTGCTTCCAGATGCTCCTCTTGTGCAACCAGTTAGGTCATTAGATGATTTACCAGAATATGAAATAAGTTCTGAGTCTACCAAGATAGTGCCTGAGCTAGGAAAATCAGAGGCATCTGTTAATGTGATAGTTGTTTCTGATGCGTCTAACTCTTCATTGACTGTTGTTGCTGTTGCAGAATCAACAGTGCCACCCCAGTTGCCAACACCCCAACCATAACCATACGTTTGCTCTCTTGGGCCAACGGTCTCGTAAAACTTACATGTCATTGATCCACCTGTAGAAACTGTGGCTGTAGCAGCGGCAGTTGATGTGATTGTAAAAGTTGTTGTGCTGGGAGCTGTAATTATTTGAAACTTAACGTCCTCAAAATTAGACGCACTAAGACCTGTGCCGCTGGGTAAAGTAACACTATCTAATTGCACAATGTCACCAGCTTTTGCTCCATGAGCAGAACTTGTTGTAATTGTGACAGAGGTTGATGTGTTTGAGGTTGCCATCGTAGATGATGTCAAAGAACTTCTTATTGGTGTGATATCAAAAAGTTGACCTTCAAAGTATAGTAGTAAAAACTTATCCGTTCCGAGGGCCACGTACCTATTGCCATCTAAATCTGTAAATGGGTGTTGATTTCTTACAACACCTACTATTTTATCTGTTAAAAGAGAGGACCAACCCCCTACCTTTTCAGGTAGTCCATATCGAAAGCGCACATTATTAGAATCTACAAAACGACGTTCTGCACCTTTGGTGGTGTCTTGTTTGTCTATGCCTGGTAGAAAGTCTAAGGTAATGAGAGCCATTTACTCTCCTTAGATTTTATCTTTGTACGCCCAACCACGAGTCGAGTTTAAGAAAACTAGTGTAAATGCAGAGCCATTTGTTGATACGACTAGGTTAGATGCGGACCCTAATATGTTAGAACCGTTTCTTGCGATTGTTAAATTGTTAGAACCAAAAGAACCTTTCGCATCAATAAAGGTAACTTCATTACCCACGCTAGGGGATGACGGTAGTGTTACTTGTCTAGCCGCGGCGCTCGTGTCTATAATCAATTGATCATTGTTAACGGCTGTGTAGTTTCTGTCGATAGAGTGATAACCTTTTTCAACTGACAGTTGAACGATGTTTGTGCCGTCAGAATAGACAACCATCTTTGAAGCCACTGGCATTGTTACTCCAGTTCCAGATGCTGTTTTAAAAGTTAAGGTATAATCACTTGTGCTTCTTGATGTGCCGTCCTCTATCAAATACATTTTCTCTATAGAGTCAGGAACAGTGACACTTCTATTACCGGCTAGAGTGCCGGTAAACTTTATAATCATATTTCGTCCATTAGACGAGGAACCATTATCAATTGTTAAGGTTTGATCTGAAGATGCGACGTTTAAAGATAAGTAACCACCTACAGCTTCTTCTACTAATTGTAGATTGGTATTAGTTGTAGCGCCCCATAAACCTGCTTTTTCACCTGTGGTGATTAATTCAAATTTTTGTGATGTTGAAAATGTTGATGCCATAGTGCCTCCAAATTTATATTATGTTTCCACGTTTGTCCATGTTTGACTTGCATTTACGTCAATATCGTTCCAAGTAACAACACCTGGCCCTGTTACTGAGGATGTCAATAAGTTAGTGCCTAAAGCCTCTACCGCTTTGGCCACGATTGTTACAGATCCCACACCTACGGTTCCTGCTAAATTAGTGGTGACAGTCACGTCCGCGGCCGCTTTTGGTGTCATAGAACCAAGGCTTGATGTAAGACCGTTGCCACTGAGAGTTACATTGGCCGCTCCAACAAAAGTCAGATCACCTATAGAGATGTTGCTTACATTAGTTCCTGGAGTAACATCAGCGTTCGCTTCAATAGCAGAAATGTTACCTAAGCTTATTGTAGCTTGAACACCCTCTAGGTTTACCGGTTGATGAGTAGATTCACCAAAAGCAAATTCACCAAAAGGGGATATACCAAACATTCTATCTTGCCGTTACTGGCACTCCTTCACTACTTACAAATGGATGTTCTGCAAATGCCATGTAGATGTATGTGCCACCATCTGTATTTTGACCTCCAAAAGTATTTCTTACTTTAAATCCATTACTTAAAAAATCTCTTGAATCACCTGTATCTTCTGCATTGTTTAAATTTGCAAACACTCTTTTATCTGTTGGATTAAAGGTGTCTCTAGCATTATCATCTATGTGCCAGTCACTTGTGCTATCTGTTCTTTTAGCCATTATCCAAGCGGGTTTAAATCCTGTATAAATAAATGGTCCATCTGCATTACCATTACCTGTATAAGTACCTATTTTAGAGTAGCCTTTTACTGAATGAAAAAAATAAACTACATATTGGTTACTATTATCATCAGCAGCCCCAGTCGTTGAAGTGAAATTAGCTAAGCTACTACTAC